TGCAACATTAGGTAAATCAACAACAAACTACACAACATCTAATGAGGTGTCTTCACCTTCAGGTTACTCTGCTGGTGGAAAAGCTTTGGTTAACCAAGGTGTAAAAGTTTCATCTTCTGTAGCGATAACTGATTTTGCTGACTTATCTTTTGTAGGAGTTACATTAACAGCTAGAGGTGCATTAATTTATAACACAACAACTGATGGTGGTTCAAACACGACTGATGCAGTTGCTGTATTAGATTTTGGTGGTGACAAAACTGCAACTTCAGGAACATTTACAATTCAGTTCCCAGCTTTCACAACATCTGCTGCAATATTAAGACTTGCATAATTTAGGAGCCTGGAGCTATGGCGGATAAAACTTATACAGTAACCGTAGCTTCAGGTAACCTATATGGAGGTGGTACTGGTAATGTCTTTTATTTAGACGGAGCTAGAAATTCCACTGGTCCAGGTACAGTTTCTTGGGTAGCAGATGCAACTTTAAGATTTGATCAAAGTGATGCAACTAATGACAATCACCCATTAATATTTTCTACTAACACTAGCACATCAGGAATTATTTCATCGGGAGTTACCTATTACCTTGATGGTTCTAGTAATCAAACTAATTACACAAACACAACTACTTTTAATGCTGCAACAACTAGATATGTTGAAATAACACCATCATCTCAAACTGATTTTTTTTATCTTTGTTATATTCATGGAATTGGTATGGGAGGTATTTTTGATGTTACCTCAAACTTGGGGTGCATTAACATGGAATTTAGGTGCATGGGGTAATCAAGCTGATGTAAATGTTGATGCAACAGGAATTTCTTTAACGTCAGCTGTTGGAGGCACTATTGCACAAGGTGAATTACAAGTTGGTTGGGGTGGAGACACTTGGGGTGAAAATGAATGGGGAGATCTTTCAGGAGCACAACCTACAATAACTGGACAACAATTAACTTCTTCTATAGGCAGTTCCTCTGTTACTGCAAACGCTAATGTTTCACCAACTGGTATACAATTAACATCATCTCAAGGAACAACTGTAGGGGGAACTTCTGTTTTAATTACAAATCCAGGCCCAGTGACAATGTCAATAGGAGTTGGAAGTGTCACTATTGGTATTGGTGCTGCTACAACTGGTTTACAAATGACTTCAAGCGTGGGATCAACCACAATAGATGAAAGTATATTAACTGGAGAAGGTTGGGGCAGAGCTGCATGGGGTGAATTTGCATGGGGTGTAAATTATTCAGTAGCCTTAACAGGTCAAAGTTTAACTTCGAGTATTGGTGATGAAACTGCTTCTACAGATGTAACAGTAAGTGTTACAGGACAATCTTTAACATCAACACAAGGATCATTTTCTTTAGTAGGAGATTTTGGAATTGTAGTTTTTGCAGCAGAAGATCAATTAGATTTTACAATAGGAAGTTTACAATTTACAGGAGACGCTAATGTTTCCGTCACAACTGCGGGAACACTTACTGGTTCTGTAGGCACCACAGTTGCGGGATTAAAAACTCCAGTGGATGTAACTGGTATTTCAATGACTATGTCACAAGGCAGTACGTCATTGGTACAAACAACGACTGAGGCAGTCACTGGTCAACAACTTACATCGACACTTGGAACACATGCGGAAATACCTGGACAAATAATAGGAGTTCAAGGCCTTGCATTGACATCTAGTATTGGGTCAGTTACCGTAGAAGGTACTGCTGGAATAGATGTAACAGGAATACAAATGTCTGCATCTGTTGGAAATGTTGCAATAACTCCATGGCAAGAGGTTGATCTTGGAGTAAATAATGTTTGGACAGAGGTTGATTTGGCAGCTTAGTTAATGTAAAATTATACTTATTTAGGAGAATTTATTTATGACATCTAGTTATTCAAGTGATTTAAAACTCGAACTAATGGTCACTGGTGAAAACGCTGGTACATGGGGAGATAATACAAATAATAATTTAAATTTAATACAACAAGCAATAGCAGGTTTTGAACAAGTTACACTAAGTGATGGTGGAACTTTAGCTCTAGCTATGACTGATAAAACTATTTCTAACGCTAGAAATATGGTTATCAAATTTGCTACTATTACATTATCAGGTGCTTCGATTGTAACAATACCAAATTCAATAGAAAAATTTTATATATTTGATGCTACTGCAGTAACAAACCCAACTAACTTAACTATTAAAACAGTAAGTGGAACTGGTTTTACTTTAGATGCTTCAAAAATTTATGCTGCTTATTCAGATGGAACAAACATAACTGAGGTATCTTTAGATACTTTAGGTGGAACTATTGGTACAGCACAAATTGCAGATGATGCAGTCGACAATGACAAAATTGCTGCTAATGCTGTAAGAGCAGCACAACTTTCAAACAATGCAGTTACTACTGCAAAAATACTTGATAACGCAATTTTGACTGCTAAAGTTTCAAACAAAAATATTACTACGGCTAAAATTGCAGACGATGCAGTTGGAGCCGATCAACTTGCTCATACCACTGTTACACCAGGATCTTATACTCTTGCTAGTATTACTGTTGATCAACAAGGTAGATTAACAGCTGCATCCACAGGTACTGCTGGTGGAGCAAACATGGTTTTAAAAGAATTTATTAGAGGGCCATCTTCAGGAACTTATGCTGCAAATGCTAGTGCAACTAAAGTTCTAGCTTATGCTACTGGGGGTGGAGGAAATGGTGGAAGCGGGGCTTTCAACTCTCCAGGATCAGGAGGAGGCGGAGGAGCTGCTGGTTTTGGTGCTTTCGTATATGATGTAACCAATCCATACTCACAACCATTTACTGTCGGAGGTGCTGCAGGAAGCACTACAATAGGTTCTGATGTTACTGCAAATCAAGGGCAAAACGGACAATCTGTGACTCCTCCAGGTGGACCTCCAGGTGCAGCTGGTAATACTGGTAATGTTTCAGGAGCTAAGGTTGATTACAATGCTTCAAATTTATCACCTTTTTCAGATTTAATTGATACTGTTTTCTTAGAAGATACAGCTTTTGGCACAGGCGGAGGAGGTGGTGCACCTAGAGCACCTAACCCTAACTTTCCTGGTAACCCAGGTGCTGTTGGAGCATTATTAATTTACGAAGATTTAGGAGATTAATTTATGGCATATATTACTTTAGACAAAAACCAAATAGTGTGCACATCAACTGATGAAGATAAAGATGATCACAATGTTTCACCAAGATTTGTACAACAAATTTCTGTTTCAGATAGTGATATGTTAGGATATTGGACACATCAAAAAAATCTTGAAGTTACAGATGGTGTAGCTACTTTTACAGATGCAGATGCTGAACAATTAAGTGAAGATGCTGATAGTCTACAAGCAAAATGGGATGTATTTTTAAAAGTTGCAAAAGAATATATTGAAAGAAATAGTGGCAAAGGATTAGCTGCAAAACTACAAACTTATGTAGAGTATCTTGAAAGTTTTGATAAATCTAGTCTAACTTATCCTATTAACTGGAATAAACATTGTAGTGATAGTGGAGTAACTTTTTTTCACTTATCACAAATTCCATAATAATCTTGCTTTTATTGATTTTTTAACTAAAAGTTAAAAAATTAATTATGTTTGAGAAAACAATTATTTTCAAAGCTCCAAAAGCATATATAGATAATACTGACGATAGACCTAAACCAATTGTTTTAAATATTCCTGAATGGTTTAAATCTTTGAAACACACTATTGATAAAGGCACAGTAAAAGGTTGTATGCCTTTTTTAGATACTTTAACTTATGGATATTCTTTGTCATTACCTCAAGATATTAGATTAGAGCATAATGTAAAAAGAGAAGATAATAGTGAACCTGTCAGTGGCATAGGTTTTCCTTTAGTTGCTGATAGTGCTAGATTAGGAATTAATTTAAATCATTCATCTAACAAAGATTGGCATCCAACTGACCAATTGGAAGGGTCTCCTTTAGTAGAAAAAAATAAAAATTTACCTTTTCATAAATTTATGAATCCATGGACAATCATAACTCCTCCTGGATATTCATGTTTATTTGTATCACCTCTAAATAATTCTGATGATAGATTTACAATATTACCAGGAATTGTAGATACTGATAAATATCCACAAGAAGTAAATTTTCCATTTGTAGTAAATGGGGACAAATACCCTTCATTAAAAACTGTAATAAAAAAAGGAACTCCTTACGTGCAAATAATACCTTTTCAAAGAGATGCTTGGAAAATGAAAATAGAAAAAATATCAGGAAGTAAAAGTTATTTTCAAAAACTTTTTTATAGATTAAAACACATATCAACTTATAAAGAAAAATTTTGGAGTAAAAAAAGATGCAAGTAGAATCATATGAGTTAGGTCAATATGTAAAAGTAATTGATGATATATTAAGTGAAAAACATTTAAATATGTTTTTTGATAAGGTTGTGAGAAAAATACCATTTGTCGATGCAACTGTTGGAGCAGAGGGTGTTACAGATAAAAAAATAAGAAACACATTAGATTTCACACTTACAAAATATGATAAAAATATTACGACTGTTCATTGGTGTAATTTTATTTGTTATAAAGTAAATGCAGCAATACAAAATCATTATAAACCTCTAGTGCCACATTTAACTTATAATTTTCCTAATGCTGTTCAAGTTTTAAAATATGAAGAAGGTGGTTTTTACACACCACATGTTGATCATTTTCATGGTATTCCAAGAACATTAAGTATAGTAATGTTTTTAAATGATGATTATGAAGGTGGGGACTTTGAAATGTTTAGTCCTGATGGATTAAAATCTGCTAAAGTAAAACCTAAAAAAGGTAGAACAATTATTTTTCCATCTAATTTTCAATATCCTCATAGGGCTAATAAAGTTTTAAAAGGCACAAGATATGCTTTAGTTATGTGGGTGTTATGATTGGAAAAGATTTTAAATACAAAGTAGTTAAAAATTTTTTAACAAAAGAAGAAAGAGTTTTACTTAAAACTTATACTCTTCTTAGCACTAGACACAATCAAAGTAATTTTGATGACTCAATTAGTGATGTGCCTAATTTAGGTGTGTACAGTGCACTTATAATGGAATCTCTATTATTAAATAAAAAAAAATTAATGGAAAAAGAAACTGGTTTAGAATTACATCCTACTTATAGTTATTGGAGAATGTATACAGCTGGATCAAATCTTTTTAAACACAGTGACAGAGAGTCTTGTGAAATTAGTTGTACAGTAAATATAGGATCTTGTGGAGCTCCTTGGGCTATATTTATGGATAATAATCCCCTAGTGTTAGAACCTGGAGATGCTGCAATTTATCTAGGAAGAGAAGTACAACATTGGAGAGAAGAATTTAAAGGGGATTGGAATGCACAAGTGTTTATACATTATGTCAATAAAAATGGACCATATGCAAATTATTTAATGGATAAAAGAAAATATTTTGGTATAGGTAAAAGAGGAGATAATCAATGAAGTTTATACAAAATAAAGATGGATCTGGAGAGTGGCACTTTTCAGATGAAGAAATAGAGATAATTAAAAAAAATAAAAAAATTGTTATGAGTGTTAGTTTTTTAAAAGATTTTAAAAATATATTAATGAAACTTATAATATCGGTAAATGAAAATTTACCAAAAAATATAAGGTATCAAGAGACTAAAGAGGAACCAAAACAAGGTTAATTCTTAATGTTTATAACCTAATTTTTGTATGGTATAATCCGATATGCCTTTAACAAATGTACAAATTAGACCTGGATTTAATAAACAAGTAACTGCAGTCGGTGCAGAGGGACAATGGACTGATGGAGATTTTGTAAGATTTAGATATGGTCTTCCTGAAAAAATAGGTGGTTGGGAACAGCTTACATCAAACACGTTAGTTGGTGCAGTTAGAGAACAGTTATGTTGGGCCGATTTAGATGGTCGAAGATATATAGCTTTAGGTTCTAATAAAGTTTTACTAATATATTTTGAAAATGCTTTTTATGATGTAACACCATTAGCTTCTGCTATTAGTGGAGCTACTTTTACAACTGTAAATACAAGTGCAACAGTTACCGTAAATAAAATTGCACACGGTTTATCAGCTGGAGATCTTTTTACTTTTACGAGTGTTACACCACCAGTGGGTGCGGGGTATACTGCAGCAAATTTTACTGATAATACATTTGAAGTTGTAACAGCTCCAACTCAAGATACATTTACAATAACAATGGCTTCAGGAGCAGGTACGTCAGTTTCAAATAGTGGATCAGCAGTAATTAATCCTTATGTAAAAGTAGGTCCTTTAAATCAAACCTCAGGTTTTGGTTATGGAACTTCAGGGTGGGGTGGATCTTCAGGGGTTACTTCAACATTAAATGGATTACTACAAGATGATACTAACGGTACAGGTGGATCAGGAACCTCCATTACATTATCATCTGTTGTAGGTTTTCCTACTTCAGGAACAATTAAAGTTGGTACAGAATTTATTTCATATACAGGAATTTCTTCAAATGATTTAACTGGGATTACAAGAGCTGTAGCTGGAACTAGATCGGCACACTCATCAGGAGCTTCTGTTGAAGTTTATCTTGGATGGGGATCTGCTTCATTAAGTGGGGGTGTAACTCTAGAATCTGCGTCTTGGTCATTAGACCATTTTGGTAATAAATTAATTGCAACAATTAAAAATGGTCAGACTTTTGAGTGGAACACTATTGATACTCAACCAGCTGCCTTAACAACAAGAGCAACCGTTATTAGTGGTGCTCCAAGCACTTCAGTTATGTCTATAGTTTCTGAAAGAGATAGACATTTAATTATGTT